GTAAATTCTGGACCTTGGGTTGGTGGGAATAATCTGCTTGTGGCATGAGCTAGTGCGTTTGACGTCTATGTAATCATAACCCTCAGCTAGGGTCGCTACAATGACTCGCGTCACCCATACATAAATTTGTGGGCGCACTATGCAACGGACTCAAATATAGATTAATTTAATGATTTGATTTGCAATTTTTGTTTGTTTTTGTTTTGTGGCAGTAAATCTGCCTAGTTCTTAACGTGAACGCCTAAACCACTGGTGTTTCCTCAATAATTAGGTCTGAGTTAGTAGCAGTGGTTGGGGCAAACGTGCTGGGTAAATTAATATTGATCCAGCCAGGTCCGGATACGATAAAGCGCCCCACTAGCGTCCAAATGGCAGCTGTGGTGGTTGCGGCGCCTATAGCGTAACCGGAGTGTGTGTTGTACACGGGATTTGTGGTGACGCCTGTACCGTCGACAGTGAACGTAGGTGGATGAGACGAGTCAACTGTCGTGGCGTAGTAATTCCAAGTTACCATAACCCCTCCTGTGTAATTTCCACTATTTGCTGATCCAAAATATATCCTGGTTGCGCCCGCTGAGATTTGAGGTATGATCTGATAGGCCAAGAAATTGGATCCGACATCCGAAATTGGAACAGCACCAGAGCCCATGGGCCCATTAGTGTATGATGGAGCTGATGAAATGAGGTAGTGGTCACCTCGAGATAGCACTCGCTGCACCTTCTTAGTCATAGAGAAGTGGGCACTGACCCAGAGTTCACCGACAGTGTTTGCGCCTTGCATGCCAACTGTGGCAATGTTGAAAATTCCAAAGTTGGTGAATCGTAAGTCAGAGATTCCAGAAGGTGGGAGCACAGATAGTATGGCCTGTTGTGTGAGTGACCTCTTGCACTCCACGCCATGTATCATTGGGCAACTAGGTACCCCGGATGTGCAGAACGAATAATTTTCCATTTGTTGCTTGTTCGCTGGTACTGCATCATACGGGTTGTATTGCGTCATCATGATGACTGTGCCCAATGCTGTGTTCGCTCCGGTGGCCGAACCGGAGGTGGGTTTGTAAGAGAACACCAATCCCTTGAGTTCATATTCTTCCCATGCCTGTGATATTCGAGAGAACCATGGGAATAGAACGGGGTTGGTAGGAGAGATGACAAATGAGTTAACACTGAACCCTATGCTGCCTTGCACATCCTGAATAAATTCCCGAAGTGTGAAATCTGTAGCCCCATTGTGGTCTGGGAACCCAGGAGTGTTCGTCATGAGGCTGTTTTGTGCAATGGTGTAGTCGCCAGACCCCATAATAGTGTCCAGAATGCCCCCAACTGACGACAACCCTCGTGAGACGTGTCCTCCCAAGGTCTCTCCGATCTCTTTGTATTTGCCACTGCCTCGAAATTTGATCCCCTTAGGGACCTTGAAGAATTTGCCTTTCTTCCGAGTTACGATGGCTTGGATTGGAACTGGTATTTTGTGCACTTTTCCGTTCCGGCGTGCTCTTGATCGATTGCGCGAATTGCGTCTAACCATAGCTGATATCAAGTTTTCCAACGGGGCGCTTTACCCGGCGCCCCCTTTTTCGGGTGTATGCATGTTAACGGTCGAACCACTCAGCCAACCTAGACCCTGCATACAAGGGGGTTGTTTTATAGTTCTCTTTGATTACATCGACCTGTGATGCACCATATGCTTGTTCAATTTCGATCTGCCTCCAAGGGTGGATGTTAAAAGCTAAGTAAAACGAGAATCTTGTCTCATCTGAGATCTTGGTCTGCTTGTTATACATCCCTCGGGAATCGTAGTACAGGGAACTAAGGTGCATGTTGGAAGTGTTCCAACTGGCTTTTTGTTTTGTGCCGCGTCCCAAAGCGTCGTAGAATTCGTAATAGATCGGTACTCCATCACACAGGGCTTTTCCTCCAGCGCGAACAGTTGCTCGCCACTTATCTAGTTCCACATTCTCGCGTGGAGGAATTACGACGTACGCGTCCTTGCTTAGGCACGTGATATTTCTAACCATCCTGTATTGCCCGTTGACCTTGACGGGATGAGTCTGACAAAACTCAATATGTTCCAGGAGGTAGGCAGATGGCTCGAGCCGGCAATCGAACCCATAATCTGCAATGAATTGCCAAAGTCGTGCTCGCACTCTCTCTTCATCTCTTCGTGGCACAATCAACACACAGTCATCCCCGTTGTTAATTAGCCGCGCTTGTAAGTGCATGATGCGCACGAACCGGTGAATGATGGAACACATAATGACGCAATTCCCGAGTCCTGTGTTCATGTCACCACTCATTCTTCTTCCTTCAACACTATACCCTACTTTATAGTTGTCATCGGTGTAAGCTACACCGGAGTTGTGGAGTTGCCAAGATAATAATTGTCTGAACCATTGCTTCTCTGGTCCAAAGAACATAGATAAATACACAGAATGCTCGAAGCGTAGTGCCTGAACTGAGACGTGTTCGTCAAATCGATTCGCGTCGAGGCCTATAGCGACTGCATCTGGTATACTGTTCCAAGCTTCAGCAACAATTTTGCCTGCATCGTCAGCGTTGTACCCCTTGATCACGGTGGGGCCACCGAACATTGAATCTATCCCGCGATAGATGGGTTTCTCGATGAGGCGGAAGAAGCGTCCAGTATCTATATTGTACGGTAAATCCCGCGGCTGGACGGCCCGGGGGACAATGGAGGAAAACAGTTTCACATAGCACTCCGCTTTCTCTGGCTTGGGAAACATCTTTATCTTTGAATGGCGTTTTTCGCATCTGCGACCGTTGCGTTGCAGTGCTACTCGGCGATACGCCTTTTGAATGTGTGGTGCGCACGATTCGACGAACTCAAACGTGCTGAGTTTCGTGAGGCGCCTGCCACCATTAAGGACAAACCGGACAATAAGCCCCAACTCGGCACCCAGAGTTCTGAATATTCCGGGTAACGGCCTAATTGGGTCAACAAACTGTCCGTGGGCATTCTTGACAAAGTATACGCGCTCCTTCAGACTTCTGATAACATTGACAAGAGAGTTCCGGAACACGGTGTAGACACCACGGGGACTCATTCCGAGTATCTGCATGAACCTCTTTGCTGGTTTGTTTCTAAACCTCGGTTTTATTGCTGCCCTGTAAGACACATGGATACTTGGGTGGTCAGGTGCGACCGAGGGGACGCAATCCTGCCTAGCGTGCATTACCGGGCGGCCTCAACTTTGGTGTTGAGTGACCCAGGCTACATAATCTTCGAAGATGGGTGTTGTGCCTGTGTCATACGACAAGTGTCCTATTGCATATTCAATTGTGTCATTGCGAATGTCCCATAATTGATTTGGTGCATGCTTCGCATACCATAGGTGGCCTTCTTGTCGCAGCGTGGTAGGAGTTCCATTTCTTCCATCTTTTGTGAATTGTCTTAGGTACTCCAATAAATTCGTCAAGTGGTTTGTTTGTTGTCGTTGCCAAACTGATACGACATTTCCTTGAGGACTAATGCGAAAACTTCTACGAATGTGTCATCCAGACGCAGATGGATATTGTGCATATAGTGTTGGGCCCTATGACCGCGGTGAGTGATGATTACTGGGACGTTGAACGTGGGGTCTAAACGCCTAAAAACCGGCATGGCGACATAATGATGAAATGTTGGTAACGCCAAGGCGAACCCGATTTTTACTACTAGATCTTCTGCAATCACAACCAAATATATTAGGACCAAGTAGCCAGCAAGCGCTGAGATGTAAATTAGAATTGTCAATAGGCCTTTTTCCCAAGTGTCATAGAGCCAAAAGTTGTTGTACCTGTGCATCATCCTCCGCACGTCGGACAGCGTTGGGAACCTTGTTGACCACATTATTTGAAACGCGGAGCGCACAGCCCTCCACACGGTTACTAACACCATCAGCACCACAACCACTCGGAATACTCCAAACAGTATCGTGGGCATGGCGGACCATGCAGAATAATATGTGAATTCAAATAACGATTGAAACAAGTTTGATAACCAGAGTCTGGGTTGGATTTCCCAGACATAGTTCACAAATTGTGTGAACCATCTTCCAAAATATATTGACAATCCTTCGTCATCCACAGTAGCAGACATAAACTTGTAACCAAAATCATAAGTGCCTGTGGTATTTTGGGCAACGCCCCCTCCAATTAACATCAAGAACAAAGTTTTGGCAAATTTGTTCCCTTGAGTGTCGTTCATAGAGGCGGATGTGGTGAGCTCACCACGAGTGGGACGGGCGTTCGGGTCGAACTCCCACTCTTGATCCAGACATTTATCGAATATATTGCCTGGTGGCCCGGACATGATTGCTTTCTCTAGCTCTTGTTTTGTTACCATTTTCCCATTTGGTCCGGGGTGGCCGTCTCGTCCGGCCACACGCACCCCGTAGTTATTGGTTAACCACTGGAGTTGCGTTTTTGTTAATCGGTGCATCACACTTTCAATTCTTTCCTCCATTTCTTCTGTGCTAGCGCCGTGTACCCATGTCATGATATTTATAACTTGTTTTCGACTCCACCGTTTGTGGCACTCATAAATGGACAACCCGCTAGATTTCGCGTTGTGGATCACTGTCTCATGGAGTGGGTCATTGCCTTCTGCTGTGGTTTGGGTGTCATGGTTCTCGCCAATTGTAGCTTGTGTTGCTCGCCATTCACTGATCACAATGTACAACCAGTACGCAGTGAATGGGAGCGCGATAACCAAATTGCCTCCCAACATTGCCCCAGTGAGTTCAACATAATACGGATTACTCAATTTGCTGGGTGAGAGGTACGCGATGGGTGCCATTATAGTGAAGATTGTCAGCTGGAGGTTGAGCCAGGCGACCACTACGCGATTTAATATGACTTGTGGTAAATATGTGTGCATCTTGTCATGAAGATACACAATGACTTGGATGAGGAATGCTAAGAGTTTGCACAAGAACAACATCCACGTCAGTAGTTTAAGTGATAATAGTAAGAAAGTAAGCGCATCGCTGAATGCGCTGGAGCCAACGAAGTCCTCACTGGCTATGCGGCCTTCTGCCTCACCCACGTATTGTGGTGTCACTGGTTTCCCAGCAACTGAAGAGGCATTTCCGGTTGCGCCCCCACTCAAGGGGCGTACTACGGCGGACGTAACCGCTAGTGCAGCGAGACCTATCAACA